ATGACTGTTGAAACTTACAAGTGGTCTTTCTTGAACTGTAAGGACGCTCTTGAGTCTTCTTACCGTGGTTTGTTGTTGAAGCAAGGTCAGCACAACCCTGAGACTATGGATGCTGAATTCAAGGACTGGGTATTTGACTACTTCGCAAAACTATCTGCTCAGAAGGCTCTTGAATTGGCTGGTACTGAGTTGACTACTGAGATGGCTGCTGATGCTGATGTATTGGACTACGATACTAACGCTGCTATCAGCTCAAGCAACATCCTTGACTTGATGGAAGGTGCTTACCAAACAATGTCTGACGTTATGTTGGCTGCTGTTTACGGAGATGCTGACCGTGACTTCAAACCTACTTACTTCTTGGGAACTGCTGCAATGCAAGCTTACCAAATCGCTATCGCTGGTTTGTACACTACTACTCCTCAAGGTGTTGTTGAAGGTGGTATTCCTTCTTACTACGGTATGGAAGTAGCTCACTTCGCTTCAATGCCTGCTAACGAGTTCATCATCGCTGCACCACAAAACTTGGTTATGTTGACTGATGACTACAACGATGTTCGTGCTATCGATATGAAGTACGAAGCTGAATTGTCTTCAGATAAAATTTGGGGTCAGTTCAAGTTGGGCTTCTCTTACTTGAAAGGTGAAGAGATTGTCTACGCAAAGAACTTCGCATAATAATTAAATAATAACGGAAGGGCTTCGGCCCTTCCTTTAATACCCTATAACAAATGGCTTGTAATGTAACTCTTGCTGATATTTCTTACTCTTGTGACGATGTTGCAATTGGTGGTATCGTAGAATTGCACGTTGCTAACAAATCTGACGCTGAATCTGCATTGACAGGCGTTGGTTCTGCTGACCGTGCAATTACTGCTGCTACTGCGGTAACAGGTGTCTCTCAAATCTCATTCAACAACAAGGATGGATTTTCTGTATTTAGCGAAGTAAAAACTGTTAGTGCTGATGGTATCGTTGCTACTGTACCAACAATCTCTGTTGAGCTTCCTAAAATGACTGCTGATAAAATCACAGCTCTTAACAACATCTCTAAAGGTGGTGCTGAATTGGTTGCCTTCGTAAAAACTGCTGCTGGAACTTACCACGTTTGTGGTTTGGACTACGGTCTTTACGCAGGTACTGTAGATGCTAACTCTGGTACTGGTCGTGCTGAAAAGAACCGCTTCCAACTTACCTTAACTGGTGACGAGCAAGGTCTTTCTTACAGCATTGATGCTGCTGACTTCGCAACTGCAACTGCTTAATAGCAATCTTGTAAATTATAACAAGGGGAGTGGAGAAATCCTCTCCCCTTTTTAATATATAATATATGGCTTTCAATTGTAGCATTCTATTAAGCGATATTGATATCAACTGTAACAAGCGAGTAACAGGTGGTATCAAGAAAGCTATCCTACTATTACAAAAAGACTTGACTATTACCTTTGACCCTATTGATGAGACACAGGTAACTCAAGTAGACACATTAAACACTGTAACCTTTGCACACAATACAAAGGATGGTGTAACCACATTCACAGAGAATAAAAACACATCCAATGGATTGGGTGTAGTAACTACAGATATTACTATCCAATCTCCAGCAGTAGACAATAAGGTTAATCAAATAGACCTTATGAGCCGCAGAGAAGACATCTGCTGCATTTTATTGCACAACAACGATACTGTGACTATTTCGGGTTGGATGGATGGCTTAACGATGAACTATGAGGCTAATAGCGGTACAGGTACATCTGATAAGTCTTATGTTAATATCACACTAAACACCCAAAGTGGAATTGCTTCTTTGGCTATTGACGATAAATCAGTATTTTCTGACCAAACCATATTTGAGTAATGGCATATTTAATTAACAAAGGAACTGGATATATGAAGGATGCGGTAACAACTCCTTCTGTAGAAAAGAATTACCTTTATGTACAAGGCGGTTATAGCGGTTCAGTTGTAAATTCTATTGAGGGAGAAGGTTTGGTATTCTTTTTACAACTACACGATTAAAAATAAAATAAAATGGCATACGAAAATATTTCTAAAGAAGGCAACTTCTACCAATCAGCTACGGGAGATTATGGTTTCCGTCTGTTAGAGGCAGCAGAGTCTGCTACAGATGGTTTCCGTGCAATCCAAGCATTGGAGGCTTCAGAAGTAACAACCACTACACAAGTAGGTGATGCGTTGACTGCTGTTGCTTTACCTGAGGGTTCAGTAATCTACGGTAAGTTCGATAGTGTTACTTGTGTTAGCGGAAAGGTTCTCGCTTACAAAGCAGTGTAATGAACTATGTTAGGACTACTAAATACCGTCTTGAGCAAAGGTGGTTCACTATTAACCTATGTAAAGGAGGGACTTGTTATGGCAAATAGATTCTTATCCCCACCTAAATTAAGCTTCCCTGCGAATGCTTCTGCCGAGTTTGACGGGGCGAGTGATTACATTGATACGGCATCTTTGCCGTTAGACACATTTACCAATTTTACTATTTCTGGGTGGTTCTATCTTGACAATTTAAGCACTACACGGGTTTTGCTTGGATTTGGCAATAGTTCAAACAATTTTCCTATTATAGTTCTTGAAGCACAAAGCAGCGGAGTAGCAAGGTTTTTTGTAAGAGATTCGGGTAGTTCATCCGCTTCAGTAGATTCTTCAGCGGGAGCCGTAACAACTGGCAAATGGTATTTTCTTGCTGGAACAAGAAGCGGAAACGATTATAAAGGATATTTAGACGGGAGTTTAACCGCAAGCGTTACCACAAGCGCGGTAGATGTTGAAGGTGAATTAGACGTTTTTGGTATTGGTCGTTTAAGTAGATTGGGCCCAAGCGGATATTTCAAAGGCAACCTCGCCAACGTCGCAATATGGAACCGCGCACTTTCAAGTGATGAGATTAATTCCGTGATGTGGAAATCTTACACCTTGCTAAACACCTCCGAAAAAGAGGGACTACAAGCTTGGTACTCATTGGAAGAATCAGAGCTATTAAGCGGTGACAGCACTCCTACGCTTGAGAAATATGCAGAGGTTAACAAACTTACATTTGAAGGAAAACAGTGCCTACAAGACGCTTTAAATGCCTTACCAACGATTACAGATGCAAGACTGTATTCTGCTAAATACGACATCAGAGTTAGTGCTGATGGTGGTACAGTAGAATCTTTAGATTGTGTTGAAACAGAATTAAACGCTATAGTATGAGCAGCTTAAAAGATTTAGCAAGTCTAATAATGGTCCCGTCTATGTACAAGGACGGAAGACTTGATACAGTAAAGCCTTTAGGCAATAGTATATTACATCCCGATGCCACTGGTAACAATGATGGTACTGATGGTTCTACACCTGCGGAGGGTAACTTTACTTTTAGTAGGGGTTCAAATCTTGCTGCTACGAGGGTAGATGTTAATGGCTTAATTGAGAAGGGTAGAGAGAATCTCTTTTTACGCTCTAATGAATTTAACCTTACTTGGAACACATACAACACATCACGCACAAGCGGTGCTGCTGATTTTGATGGCAATAACAATGCTTGGACTTTAGCAAAGACAGGTTCGTATGGATTGATTAATCAATACATTGCTAATACAGGTGTATATACATTTAGCATATATGTTAAAGCGGGTTCTTTAGATTGGGTTGCTCTTACTACGAGTCAAGCACCATACTCTGCTGCATACTTTGATTTAGCCAATGGCGTAGTAGGTAGTTTGGTAAATGCAATAGACTCTAATATAGAGTCTGTTGGTGGTGGTTGGTATCGTTGTAGTCTTACTTCAAATGTTACTGCCGCAGGTAATTGGAGAATATATCCTGCTGATTCGGATGGTGGTTTGACCAACGCAAATCTTGGGGACATCATTATATATAAATCTCAATTAGAGCAAGGCTTGGTAGCAACTGACTACATTGAAACAGGAGCATCTACTGCACAAGCAGGTATCTTGGAGGATATGCCTCGCCTTGACTATTCGGGTGGTGCTTCGTGTCCTTCTCTTTTACTTGAGCCTCAACGCTCAAACTTGTTTACTCAAAGTGAGTATTTTAATAGTGTAGATTGGACAAAAACGGCAATAAATGTAACGGATAATGCAGTAACATCTCCAGAGGGTATTGCAAATGCTGCGAAATTGGTTGAAACAACTGCAAACTCTGTTCATCAAATAAATCAGGTGCATACTTTAAGTGGAAACGATTATTCATTTTCGGTTTTTGTAAAAAAAGCAGAACGCAGATATGTTTCTTTAGTTTTTTCTGATTTCGCAAGATATTTATCTCAATATACCTTTGATTTAGAAGATGGTGTATTAACCGATAGTTTTGATTATGGCGGTGTTACATCAACATTTGTTCCCGAAGATTATGGAAACGGGTGGTATAGATTGACTCTTTCATCAAGTTATGCTTCTTGGAGCGGTGCTATTATACCAAGATTTTACATTGAAAATACTGCGACACCTTCGCAGCCTCCTGCTAATAATTATGTAGGAGACGGCACAAGCGGAGTGTATTTATACGGAGCAAGTCTTGAAACAGGCTCTTACCCTACCTCATATATACCAACATATGGTTCAAGTGTAACGAGGTCAAGTGATAGTGGTGTATCGGATGTTGATTCGCTTCTTACATCAAACGCAACCTACACTTGGATGGTGGAGTTTATCGTACCCGAAATAGGTAATGGCGGAGGTGAAATCACATTTAAGGATGCAGGAGGTTCAAGTCAATTAAGAATTTATTGTAATCAAAATAATATGGTGGGATTAAGAGTTGATGACAATAGTCAAAATTACTACATACCTGTAAGCGTAGGAGATACTGCTAAATGTTTGTTCCAATGTACTAACGGATTAGTAAAAGGATTTTACAATGGAGCATTAGTTAAAACATTTACTATTGATACAGGAATGGATGCACAAAAGATTCATCTTGGACCGCCTGTTGCAGCACCCGAAGTAAAACAAGTGCTTTTGTTCAACACGGCATTAACTGATAGCGAATGTATCGCCTTAACAACTATCGCATAATGTGTGATATAGGATTTGTATATAAGTGGAATGATACCTCTAATAATAAGTGGTATATCGGAAGTCATACTGGTCATCCAAAAGATGGTTATATTGGCGGAGGATATCTATTTAAAAAGGCTTATAAAAAGCGTAAAGAATCCTTCTCAAGAGAAATTATTTACTTTGGTCACGATTATAGAGAATTAGAAGAATTTATTCTTGAAGAATTAGATGCGATGAATAATGAAATGTCTTACAACTTAACGAACAATTGGAAAGGAGTTACAAGACATACAGAAGAGACTAAAAGAAAAATCTCTAAAGCAAGAAAAGGAATTTCTGTATCTGAAGAAACGAGGAAAAAATTATCGGATGCAAAAAAAGGAAGTAATCATCCTCAATATGGGAAGATTGGATATTGGGCTGGAAAAGAGTTACCAAAAGAATCTGTTCGCAAGTCTCAATTAAAGCGTTCTTACAAGGTTTATTGTAAATACAATGGTAAGACTTACGATTGTACTATGGATGCAGCACAAGACCTTAAATGCTCAAAGAGTAGTATATTAAATATGATAGGTGGTCATAGGCCTAATAAATACGGATTACGAAAATTATAATATGGCAAGTATATACGACAAATCAAGTTTGGTACTTATACCAAGCGGAACTAAAACAGGAAAGGTCTACTCGCAAAAACCTGTTAGTGGTGATGGTGATTTTACTTTCACTCGTTCAAGTGCTGCTACGAGAGTTAATGCAGATGGGTTTATAGAGAAAGAGACTCAAAACCTCTTGACTAAATCCAACACTCTTTCTGCT